GTAGGTGATGCCTGCACCGGCGGCGATGGCGTGAAGCTGGGTACGGATGTATTCGTTATAGCCCGCCACCGCGCCGGGCGTGCCAAAGCTGACGGTTTCGCCGGGCTTGAGGTATTGGATCATGCCGGCAGACAGGTTCTCCAGACGGCGATTTGCGCCGCCGGTCTCGGTTGTCGATGTGCCCATCGTGATGCCGTCTGATTCACTGGTGACGAAGGCGGCAAAGCAAGCCTCTATCCCTTTGCGTACCAGCTCGGCCTCTTCGTAGTCGTCCAGGTCGCGCATCTTGAGCATGGCGGGTGCCAGCACAGGCACACCGCGCGCCTGGCCGGGGCGAGTTTTTTCGTAGATATGCAGGACGTCGGTGGCGGGCACCCGGTAGGACACCAGACCATTCAGGACCGGGGCGATTTCACCGGGGTGCTGTTTGAATAGCCAATAGGCGACGCGCTTGCCAATGGCGTCGAATTCGATGCCGTGTTGTATCCATCCGCCATTGGGCAGGTTTTCGAATTTGATGCTGTCCAGGTAGTCCGGTTCGAGTACTTGAATTTGCAGGGGTACGCTCAGCCCGTCGGCGGGCAGCCGATAACGGAACCGCACCAGCACTTCGCCGGATTCGCGCATGGTACGGGCGGCGAGCATTTGCAGTCCGTATAGGTCCAGTTGTCCATCGGCATCACACTCGGTCGACCACTTCTTCCACAGCTCCTGCCCTTCAGAGAGCGTGGGCGTGATGCCGGTGCCGATGGCGTTAGATACCAGTGAGTTGATGGCTTTGGCGGCATAGGGATTATTGCGCACCAGGTCGCGCGAACGGTTGCGCAGCATACTGATGGCGGGTGCGATCTCTGCATTGGCGGAGTTACCCCCGCTTGTCCAGCCACTGGTGCGGCGTCCGGTCTTGGCACCGTCATAAGAGCGTTCAACCAGGGATAAGGCAGCGCGGGCACGGGCGCGCTTGAGTTGGGTGGAGGGGCTGATGTAGCCGATGACTTTGTCGAGGGCGGACATTATGTGCGACTGATGCTGGCGTAAGAGACGCGCGGAACGGCAGTGGTAACGCCGGATGCCTGCAATGATGCCTTGATGGTGTTGCGCGCCTTGAGCAGGTCGTCTATAGAGCGGTAGATGATCTCGCGTCCATCGAACATGACTTTGAGTTCGCCCGATGCGATGGCGGTTTCAACTGCGTCGAGCTGTGCCTGGGTGAATGCCATCCGAACCTCGCCTGAATAATGGCGAAAGTTTTACCCGATTAAGTGCGACATTTCTGCCAAAAGTGTCGCGATTTGTTCAGGTGCTTGGCCATCTATCTGTTTCTGGTTTTCTTGATGGCGCGCTCGATGGTGCGGCGGGATACGCGTAGTTCGCGCGATAGGTGCTCTGTATTTTTTCCGTTGTGTCTGGCAACGATAACCGCGGCTACGTCTATGTCGCGTTTCGGGATATAGACGCGCTCACCGGCGCACTCGTGGCGAAGCTGCTGTTCGATGATCAGCGTGATCTCTTCACTGATGCCGGGCTGCGTATCGACCAGCACTTCGATGAAGCGCTTGATGATGTCGTAACTCATCTTCCCCTGCTCCTTATCCGGTCCATCAAATTGCTATGGCGGGATGTATATCCGCCGGTCTGTTCCTGCGCCGGTGCGGGCGTCTGCACGGGTTCCGGCAGTTCGGCAGGATCTGCACCAACTTGCACCACATCCGGTTCCAGCATGGCAGCACGACGGTCCCAGTCGGCGGCTTTCCATTTGTGCAGGTAAAGCTCGGGATGGTGCGAGGCGGCGACCGCCAGGCACCAGGTATCCAGCGGCTCGTTGCGCTTGCCTTTTTTGATTTCCCAGCGGTTCTTGCGCGGGTTGAAGGTTTCGCTGACCAACCCTTCGTAGTAAGCATTATCCAATTGGTTGCTGAAGTGGACTTTGCGCTCGTCTCCCGGCTTGTCCGTATCAACGCTCAGGCGGTTATAGAGCAGATGCTTGGCGGTATCGGCACCGATCAAATAGAGCATGACACCTTTTTTGACGCTCTGACCGCGCCAGTTGACATCCTGCATGCTGGGTTTTCCGAGGATAGTGCGGCCCGGTGTGGAGGCACCTTTACAAGCCAGCGGGCGGCGTACACGCCCGGATCGCACAAAGGCGTAGACGGCATGGGTATGGTGGCCACCGGTATCGATGGCGCAGGCTTCGCTGATGAGTTCTTTCCCGCTCTGATTGATGAACTTGATGCCGTTGACGTAATCCGCCAGCGCCTGCCATAACTCATCCCCGGCCGGATTGCCGGGCAGGACGTGGTAGTCCAGTGTCCAAGTGCGGTCTCTTTTGCCGTGGCCGATCACTTGCAATTCAAGGCGGTTGTCTTGTGTATCGACGCCGACGGTGATGACCAGGCAGCCTTGCGGAACGCTGCGCAATGTGTAGGGCTCTGCACGGGCTTCCAGTGCATTGGCCTTGATGTCGCGCGTGCGGTCTGCCCAGGTCTCACCCAGGCGTGTATTCATGAAGCGCATGAGCTTGGCGTTGTCGCCCTGCGCCTCGATCCATTGCGTGGCGAGTTCCGTCCAGTTGCGGCCCAGCCCGATGGGTGAATACAGCGCGTTGATGCGGTAGCTGGGATAGGCTGCACCCGGCACGTCCGGTACCCAGCGCGCCTGGCCGCCGTGGCCAAGCTCGGGCAGCATGGATGCCTTGCTGTATTCCTGAATGACACAGCCATGCACATTGCAGACGTAGTACACATCGTTGATGCGCTTGGTATCCGGATGGTGCGTCCATTTCAAGTTCGCCCATTTGAGCGTTTGCAGCTCGCCGCAGTGCGGGCACGGAACGTGGTACTGGCGCTGATCGCCGCCTTCGTATAACTCTTCGATGCGCGAGCGGTCTTTGAGCGTGGGCGTGCTGGGGACGTAGGCCTTGCGGTCGTGGAAGTTATCCTGGCGCGCCAGCAGCAGGCCGAACGGATCGCCCTGCGTCGTTTCCCATTCCCACTCATCGATCTCATCGGCCAGCACATAGCGCAGGCTGGTAGATTTTAGGTCGGCGGTGCTGCCGGCTGTTTTGGTGAACAGGATACCGCCGATGAATTTCTTGAACTGGGCGTTGTTATCGCTGCTGTTGTTGCTGCGCCGGGATAGCACCTTGTTCACCGCGGGCGTACTTTCCGCCATCGGCTCGAACTTCTGTGCCATCCAGTCCTTCATGGATTTCTCGGTGGGCATCACCACAGCCATGGGGCCCTTGGCGTGGTCCATGACGTAGCCGATCCAGTTGCTGCCGACCTCGGTACCGCCGATCTGCGTCGGCTTCATGAAGGGGATAAGCTGCGCCGGATCGTGCTCGGACAGTCTATCCATGATCTCGGGCAGGTAGGGCGTGCGCGATGTCTTCCACGCGCCTTGCTCTGAGCTGCCGACGCCGGATAGGACGCGGTTCGCGTCCGCCCATTCGGATCCGGACAGGAACGACTTGGGCTTCCAGCCTTTATCGAAGGCGCGGAGGGCTAGGAATTGTCCTTCATGGGCGCCCATTACCCACCCACCTTCGTCAATTCAACGAGCCGCTTGCCCGCCTCTTTGTGCATGTCGCCCATCATCGCGATCACTTCCTGTTTTAGCGTAGACATGATCTGGTCGAAGTCTTTGCCCACCAGCTGCGCTGCCACACGATGCGGCAGGTTCTCTACGCCTTGACGCGCGAAGGCGACCAGATCGGCCAGCGCCATTTCGACCTGCTCGCGCTCGATCAACTTGCCGCGCATTACATCGCGCTCCATCTCGGCCACGTCCGCCTGCGCCATTTCTTTGCGCGTCTGGGCACTCACCCTCGTCTCGTCCAACTTTTTTATTTCCTGCCCCTTTTCCGCCGCATGGCGCGCCGCTACGTCGTCCCTTCCCCCTTCGGTTTCTGCGATACGCGCTTTGCTTGCTTCCACCAGGACGAGGCCTTTGTCGTCCAGCACCAACCTGCCAGCCTGCTTAAGCCGGGTAACGTGCGACTTGTTGCAGCCGAGCTGGCCAGCGAACTGGCTTTGGGTTGCGGTGGTTGCCAGAGTTGTCACGCAACACCTCCACTACGGGCAAACCCCACCACACTACGGGCGACACTACGGGTTAAAGCCTTATTACTACTGACACTACGGACACTACGGGGGAATGTATGGGCGTGCGTGCGCGTGTGTGTGCGTGTGTGCGCATGTGCGCATATACGCGAGGATTTGCCCGTAGTGTCCGTAGTGTCCATATTCCTATTGGGTTTCTGCCGTAGTGGTGCCCGTAGTGTTGCCCGTAGTGTCAGTAGTGAACGGGGTTTCAGCATTCGAATTCTCCCGCTAGAGCGAATTTGAAAAAACATTCTGTGAGCCAAGTTGCTTGCGTTTTTTGCTCTTTTTCCACGAAATTAACAGACGTTTTAAGCAAATCATCCGGAGGGATGACCATCTTGCGGCCCTTTTTCGTCGTGCTATTTAAGGTCTCGAATGTCTCCAACGGCTGTCCAGCTCGCCATCGCGGGAGGTTTTTTACTGCGCCAAGGAACTGCGCCTGTGACCGCGGAGATCTCTCACCTGTGTGGTCGCACCATCGTTTGTAGGTGGCGTATAGGTGGGTACCCAGGCACGGGACGAAAGGGACGCCAGCCTCTTCGCGTTGCCATTCCAGGATGAAGCGCTTGACGCTATCCTGGCTTACCTCGATCAGGTCTGCCTTAGCCTGCGTCATGGGTGGCTTGCTGTGTTCGTTGAAGTCACCCAGTTCGAGCTGCAGCAGGTGCCAGTGCAGCGCCTCAATTCCGCCAGCATCTATCTCATCCCGTACCTCGCGATAGAACTCAGCGGTGAGCTTTTCCGGAGTCTTGATGACGGTGTACCGCCGGTCGTCGTCCTCCAGCACGAGCGGCTGGTATTCGTTGGATAGGAACACCAGGTTGACGTGGTTTACCTCGTCATGCGCGGAGACGTTCTTCGGGTTGATGCGGATACTGGTACCGGTGACGATTCCCTTGAGCTTATTTTTGGCGTGGTACAGCTCGGCCCGGGCGACGACTTCGTCGGCGATCATGAACAGCTTCTTGCTGGCCCAGTCGTTGAACTTATCCTCGACAGCGTCCTGGTCGATGATGCGGCCATATTCGCCGTAGATACCCTTGTACGCTTCAAAGAACAGATTCTTGCCGGTGCCTTGTGGGCCTTGAACCACTAGCGCGGTCTGCATCTTGGCGCCGGGGTGCTGGATCGGGAAGGCCAGCCAGCGGATTACCCAGTTGAACAGCTGGCTGTAGTTTTCATCGTTGCTGCAGAGATATTCAAGCAGCTCCAGAAGGCGATCACAACACCCCTGCTTGGGTGTCGTCGGCCATCCTCCCCACAAGTTGCAGGTGATGCGCCTGTCGGTACCGGCCGGATCGAAGCCAACCTCGTCCATGCGGACTACTTTCTTCGTGGATCTCATGTCGCGCCAGCCGTGCTCGGGGATGATGTCCAGCACGTCCGCCTTCGGCACCAGGATGTGTTCCTGAAAATCGAACAGCGTGCTCTTGCCGCCGTACACCAGGGCAAAGCGCTCCAACCCCTCATCGATGGTGAGCATAGATTTGAGTTTGGCGCGCTCCCCTCCCCCCTGCTGCGTTACCCCCGCGCTGGGCGCGCCAGCAGTGGGCTGATCTCGCCACTTGAGTTCGTCAAGTTTGGCGTTCACCTGGTCGGCGATCGCAACAGGCATACCGGTCAGGCATAGCAGATCGTTGAAGTCGGTGAGTTTCTTGCCTTCACGGCGATCACCACCAACATCATCCAGGAAGTTCGGCTTTATCCAGGCGCTGCGCTCGATCGCGGCGCAGGCGTCTGCAGCTGCAGTGCATCCCGGGTTTCCGTCAGTCAGGTAATCATCGTCGGCGCAGAATAGGATGCGCAGCCTGGGGTATTCCTTGGCCAACTGCTTTCCGGCCTTGATGAGGTTGTTGGCGCTGAATGCATAAGCGACCGACTGGCCAGCGCATTCATGCAGGCTGGCTGCCGTGGCATAACCCTCGGCGATCAACAGGATGCCTTCGCGCTTTACCGGCCCAATCAGGCCAAATGTCCCGCCCATCGCCATGCCGCTGGGCCAGAATTCCTTATCGCGTTCAATCTTTGTGCGGCGAGGGTGGCCTTTGGCATAGATGAACTGCAGTCCCTGAACAGCACCCTTGGCGTCGCACATCGGAACAATTAGCGCGCCGGCCGCAACCTTGAGGCGGAAGAAGTTGGAATCATCCATGCCGTCCGGCTTCATATCGTCAACATACTGCTGCAGCATGCGCAGGCCGTGCGGCTTGATCTGTTTGCGCGTCAGGTATTCATGTGCCTCACAGGGATCGCACTTGTTCCACACCGTTGCTGCCCAGCCAGCTGCGCGCTTTACCTCCGCCTTGCGGATCTCGGCGACCCGTTTCTCGGCTTCCTTGTGCGCCTCGCGCATGGCCTTGCGGTCATCATCGGTCAGCGAGGATTGCAGGTCTTTCTTCAGTTCAATCTTTTGCTTGCCGTCA